CGCCAGAACCGCCCAGAACCCCACGGGCCATGCGACTGTTCAATTTATCCAAATTGCGCTGGGCAACCTCTTCCAGGCCAAAGCCGAGATCAGTGCAGAGAGCGGCCAGGTTCCAAAGGCAGTCACCCGCTTCGTCAGCAATAGCTTCACGATGTTCAGGCAGAAAGTGACCATTGCTGTCCCGCATAACCTTTTGGATCTTGCCTGCGATTTCACCCGCTTCTGCGAACAAGGCTATTGCCGGGTACATAATCACGTCAGCATCATCGTAGATGGCAGTTTTACCTGCCTGAGTTTGGTAGTCTTGCATCTTCATAGTTTTTCGCCTCTTCCGTGCATTTCAATTAAATCTTGGATAAAAAACTTCATCTTGTTGAGGTCATAGAGCGTGTCAGTTCCCTGCTTTTCAGCCAGCCGATAACAAGCCTTGAAGATGTCACCACGGCTTTTGCTCATGCCCTTATGGCTGATCAAGTGGCGCAGTTCTTTAGCGTGTGCAGGGATGGTGTAATAAGAGGTAGACAAACCATCAGAGGCAACTTTTATGCGGTCTGAAGTACTGTCTGGTGAAGTGAATCTGGTGTCATCCAGCAAGGCCCATTTCGCCATCAGTTGATCCGCTTAGTATTCTTGTTAATTGGGATCACCTTGGAGTCTTTTACGGCATCTATTAGCTCTTCATCTGGCTCAAACATGATACCGTCATCATCTTCACCGTCAGCTAGTTCTGATAGGTTACCAATGGACGCCAAGCCTTCAGGACTTGCATGCACAAAGAACTCTAAACCCTTGAGCATTAACAAAAGATAGTCTTTAGCTTGCTCATCTAGGCTATCAGTCACATTAGCCATAGCGATGGTTAGCGGTTCACCTTCTTCAGACAAGGTGACACAGATAGATATGCTATCTTCAGGAAGGTCTTGTGCATTCATTTTTTTAGCCTTTTAGTTAAGTTGAAAAAGTGATCCGCATCTACGACTGCCAAAGGCTTGCGTTGATCTGCTTTGATAATTGCCAGCGGCGTTGCACCTTTTGGGCAATTTGCTGTGGCCTGATCCATCACTTTATAGATTGCGTTTGACTTGTTGTTTTTGCATTCAACTGAGTACGGAAAGAGGCGTCTTGCAGCAGGCGAAAACAATAGGTCTTCACCATTTGATCCCATTGATGTTGAGCGGATGTCACCATCTTCTAATTTAGGGAACGTGGAGTAGAGCCTGTCTCTGACGTGTTGCTGTAGACGCCTGCCTTTTGCTTTGGCTGACTGAGGTGTTATAGCCATCTAAAACTCTTCGCCTTCGTACTGGACATACCAGTTAAGCTTGGGTTCCTTTGCCTTTGACCTGGGCTGTGGAAGTAGCTTTGCTTTAGGCCAGCAAGCTTGTTTGAAGTCACAGAATGTGCAGGACATGCATAGCTTTTTAGAGTTGGTGTACTTACGGTTAAAGAAGTCTTCCACTGGCTCAAAGCACCGTTCAAATTCCCAATTCTCTGCGATTGCAGTGGCCTTCATATTCATATCTGAAATGACCACTTGCTTTTCTTGGTCAGTAAATGCTGCATCCAGAACAAGAACTTCACCGCTGGACTTATCAACTACGATCCATCCGCCGGTATCCATATTCTGAGCTTCAGCATAAAGAACTAGCTGACCAATATAGCCAAAGTCATCTTGCTCTTTTAAGGCGTCTAAGCCCTTCTTCCATTTCATCTGATAGGCAAAAGGAGAGCAGGTCTTTATGTCGTAGACCTTGTTATCGATCTCCACATCATCCTCACCTTTAATGACGGCATCCTTCAGCTTCATCTCAACTTTAGATTTACCACCAGTGATGTTTGCCCCTGCAATTTTAAGGACAAGATCCATGATACACTCCACGGCATCACCGTGGAGCATTCGCATTACGAAGTTGTAGGACTTACGCTCCTCTGTAGCGCCACTAGCGCCCATCTGAAGCTGGCATAGAGATCTTCCGATGTTAGACGCCCGTAGACGAAAGTCGGACTTCTGACGGCCAATCTGGCGGCGTAAGGCTTCTTTAAAATCCTCACCCGCCTTCTCAATCCACTCATCTTTAACAGTAAGCTGATCACTCTCATTGTTTGAGAGCTTTTCTAGGACCGCATGTATGTCCCGCTCTAGGCTCATGCTACTTCTTCAAAGTCAGCGTCTAGGCTGTCCCCAAGTGCTTCTAAAGCAGCATTATCTATTGAGCCTTCAGACAACGCCTTGAAGTACTGCTCATCAATGTATTTATGCTCGGCACGAATACTATCACCAAACACCTTCATTGTGTCACGAACTTCTTTAGTGAGATCTAGAACGGTGGATGTCTCTGGCGTGTAGCCAAACGTATACCAAACAACAGAACCATTTTCGTTATAAATCGAATGTAGTTTAGCCTGGTAGTTGTATACCGCTGAACCTTTTGGGAGAGCTTTAATAAAGTCGTTGTAAAAGCCGCCGTAGGTGGAGTTTTTATGGAACATTATGCACGGTTCGTTCTCAATAACGACTTCCGTTCCATCTTCTTTTTTACCAGTATAACTGACTAGTCCACGGATAACCCGGTGTTGCATGGAACGCCACTTCTTGGCTTCGTCATATTCCATCTCCTTACGATCATCCCAGGACGGCATACCACAGGCGATACCGCCACGCATGTCACGGGCTTCATCCTTGTAAGGATTTTTAACCGCTAAAGATTTATTTATGAGGGTGCGCTTGCCATCAACCTCATCCCAATGAAAATACTGGACTAGGTTTGACACTGGCCTAAACGTAACTGTCTCAGCATACACGGGATCATCTGTGCCTGTGAGATAAAAGCTTCCTTCTGGAATAGGCTTCTTAGTTAATTTATTTCTAGATTTTGCATTGATACGCAACTCAGGAACACGGACGATGGATGAGTCTCCACCTTTATTCGGTATGTCTGTACCTAGAATGTCGGCTAGTTCTGCCATCTCGATTGCATCAATTGTAGTTAGATCGCTCATTGCGGATCCTTTCTTAGGTGAACTTCTATTGTGGCACAACTAAGTGGCACTAGTCAATCAAATTCTACCTGATCAAGCCAGTTTTTCCCGCCAGTAATTTCGATTTCTAATGGTAGAGCAAACGTGTAATCCCAACGCTGCTCGGCTTCGCCAATAGCACCAACCATAGCCCATTTAAGAGCATCTTTCACTTGATCAATCTCAGTGGGAAATACATCAGCTACCAAGCTATCGTGGACTGTCAGCACCAGTTTTGATTTAAGTTTTAATTCCTTAAACTTTCTGAAAGCACGAATGCAGGAGATCATCATCAAGTCAGCGGCGGCTGATTGAACAGGGTAATTAACGATCTGGGTGTAGAAGGTAGTACGACCACCTCGTAGCCTGGTCACGTCCGGCCAGAAGAACTGTCGGCCACTTGGTATCTGCACTATTCCGTTTTTAAGGACGCCGTCTGCTAGTCTCTTATGATATGCAGCAAGACCCTCATATATACTGAAAAATTCCTTAAAGTATGTCTGTATATGTTCTGCCTCATTCATACCTCTTCCGCCATAAATGGGGCTGAAAGAATATTTTTTCGACTGTGTACGTTGGTCTTTAGTAACTACAGATGGATCACACTGATAGATGATTGAAGCAGTCTGCTTATGCAGATCCTTACCTGTTTTAACATCCGATATTATCTGGGCATCCCTGCTTAACTCACCACAAATGACAAATTCAGCAGAACTGAAATCAGCTTCGATCACAGTCCCGTTTTCAAAGCGACTGACAACTGCCCGTCTAACGGGGAAGCCACGCTTTGGAGCGTTCTGCATGTTAGGGGCAGTACTACTAAGCCTGCCAGTAGCAGTGACGCACTGAGTGAACTGGGTATGTAAAATACCGTCAGACCTAGTCCATGTTTCAAAGCCTTTGACGAATGAATCTAGATATACATTGACCGCACTAAGGCGGCTACTTTTTGTAAGAAACTCCACCGCTATCGTGTTGCCCTTGGCTTCAGCTTGGCTGATCAGTCGCTGGATGGTTACCTTGTCTGTTTTGAACCCGTTTATAGATGCATCACCAGGTGAGGATGGGTTTAGCCGCAGTCCTGCAGTCAGGCCATTAGGTCTATAGAAAGCCCCTACCCCATGACACGCTGGGCATTTGGATAGGTTTTTGTAAGGATCCCCTTGAACACGGTATTTCTTTTTAAGTTTGGTAATGGTCTTCTGTTTATACTTTTGTATATACGCACGGCCATCACAAGCGGTACAACAGACCACATCTGTGCGTTGTATAATCTTTGTGGTTGCACGAACTGCAGCATTAAACTCACTTCTTTTCATGCGAGGCGGATACAAAGGCTTGCCTGTAGGCCCTACCCCAATGTTCCAAACCTGCTGATGATCAGCCCGGTCTATTACTTCCCTGCTGTAGACAACTTTGGTCATGTCAGCGCCGGATGCTAGGTTGATGATAGTATCACCCATGACGCTTTCAACTATCTGATCAAGACGTGTCTTTAATACCTTTTGCTCTTGCTCATACTCAGTCTTAATGCCGCCAAGGACATCTATATCAACCTTGATACCGTTGCGCTCAATCTCAACCAGAAACAAAAGCATTTCATTCATCATGGTTACTGTTTCCACCAGAGAAGCATTACTCTCTTTGGTGTAGTCTTCTTGCTGCGCTACATAGATTTCAGCACAGGAGATTACATCTGCCTCGGCATATTCAATAACAGTCTCAAGTGGCATGGCTTCAAAACCAGTGCCGGACTTAAACAGATCATCAACCAGGTCTGACTTCTTGCGGGTAACATCCCGGCGTTCCGCTGTGGCTTTCAGTGATAGCTTTTGCCTCTGACCTCTGGCGAGAATATACTCACCAACCATAGTACAGTAGACTACTTCTGGTATTTCAAAGCCCATTTCTAACAACCACATCACATCAAACTTTGCGTTGTGGCAGACCAATACATCAGCTTCTTTCAGGGCTGCTCGTAAGCTATCAGGGCTGTCTGGTGTTTCTTTTTCATTATGAAAGAAGATTAAGTTATTTACATAATCAACTGTTGTACCAATAATAAAGCCAAAGTGTGCGGATACGCATCTATTCTCTGGGTGAAATGGGCTATTGTCGATCTTGCCCATTAACATCTTTACTGTTGTCTCAAGGTCCAGGCTTAGAACCTTCATTATTTTCTACCGTAGAAGTGGGTGGAATAAGAAACATCATGGCGGTCAAATAAGTACCAACAGGCGTTGTCTTTGCCTGCGGTCTTGTCGAACCACTTCACCCTACCAATGCTCACAATCTTACGAAGCCGTGGCAGAAAAGGAGTAGACTGCCTGGTGTGTATCCAATCGCTATCAAACAGCAGCCAGGTAGGTTTGATGTCTGAGAAGGTAGTAATCATGGGATGCAAAACTGTGCGCTCCCACGGTGGATTGGTTATGATTAAGTCAGCGCACCCAAGGTCTTTTTCTTCAAGTGCTAGGGCATCAAGCCTATCAATGTTAATCGCTTGAGGTGAGATATCATACGCAGTTGTACAGCGTAGGCCGATATTGACTAAGGATCTCACAAGCGCCCCATCACCAGCACAAGGTTCACAGAAGCTGTCCACGTCTTGAATGAATGGTATTAAAGGCTCAACAGCTTCCACAGGCGTCCGGTAGAAGTCACGAGGATTTCTTTCAAAGTTAGAGCGTTTACCCATTATTCTACATACCTGCTGATTTCTGGTTCAATGTTGCAGATCACGCAGCCGTGGTAGCCTGACAGCTTGTTCTTGCTGACGTTGAGGAAACGGGTGTGGTCTGGGTTATCGTCCTCTGAGGTGCTATACTTAGCGACACCGATTATGAGGTCTGCTTCTGCTGCCTTGCCGGTCTTGGAGCCTTCAAGCATACTAAAGTCGATGCGGGTCTTACCTTCTGCATCTGCACTGGCTTGGCTAATACCTAAAAGAGCGCAGTCATGCCGTTTGGCTAATTCACGAAGGGAGCGATATAGTTCACGAATGCGCTCATGGCTGGCATTGTATGTGCCAGAGATCGTAACTTTATCAGCTTGGTCAATAACGATTAAATCAGGCTTTATCTTCTCACAGTAGCCATTGATCGTATCCAGATCCCATTCTTGGATGTCCTTCATAACCAAGCGGTCTTTAATCGATAGATACTTAGACGTAGCTAAATCAGGATTGTCAGCTATTTGCTCACGGGTCATGCCACTACAAGCAGCAATAGCTCGTAGCTTTGTGCGAGTGGATTTCTCTTCATTACATAGATACAGGATCTTTGCGCCCTGCTGGGCGAAGCCGCCGGGGGCTGCACATAAGCTGATAGCCAATGCTGACTTACCAGTTTCAGGACGGGCGAATATGATACCGAACTCTGAAGGGCCGATGCCGTAGACATGCCTCGAAAGTGTTTCAATGTTAAACTTCCAGCGGTTTTCATCTGAGGTTTCTGCTAACAGTTCGTAAATATCGTCAGTCGTTGGCTCACCAAAGTTATCCGGCATGTAGCCGTCCTTAGTGCGCTCAAGCAATGACTGCAGGCGGGTCATAGCTCCCAGGTCACCCTCAGACATGTTAATGCCAAGATTGGCTATGTC